GCCCGTAGCTCAGCTGGATAGAGTGACAGACTCCGACTCTGTAGGCCAGCGGTTCAAATCCGCTCGGGCGTACCACGAAAAACCCTGTAGTTTCAATAGCTACAGGGTTTTTCCTTTGCTCCAGCGCTGTAAAAATTTAGGCGCGATTTAGGCTGTTTTCGGCTATAAAAGGCCCTGTGATGTTGCACCAATGCTGCACCAAAAACTAACCTCCCTCGGTTTAGAAACGCACCGGCTCCAGGAGTTTGCGGGATTGGTAGAATCAAGGTGCGACCGGCGACGGTGAAAACTGTTGCACCTTGTCGGCGCCGGTTGCAGATAGGTTCGTACTCGCTCGGATTTTAGAGGCGGTGTTCTCCAGCCGGACGCGCTGGTCGTAGTGGGCGTAGACCCGCAAGGTCATGTCCGGGGTCGAATGCCCGGCGAGATACTGCACCTCTTTCAGGTCAAACCCGGCCTCGAGCCAGCGCGTAATGCAGGTGTGGCGCAGCAGATGTGCGTGCACGTGGAAGTCCAGAGCATAAACCGTGTTGGGATGTCTGGGCGACGTAGGCTTTCCGAGTAGGTTCGGATCAGTCGTTGTGCGGGTTTTGATAATGCCCCAGAGTCGGTCGTAGGCTGATGCGCTCAGAGATTCTCCGTTGCGCATAGCCAGCACGAAAGGCGACTTTGATTTCGCGCGCTCGTCCGAAAGAATCTGCGTCAGCCAAACAGGGAGCGGGATATCACGATAGGCGGCTTTGCTTTTGAGCTGATCCGTGACCTGCCCCCGGCCATGGCAGAACGTTTTCGCATGACGGACGTGGATGTACCCACTTTCCAGATCGACATCTTCCCACATCAAACCGATGGCCTCTTCCTTTCGAAGACCAGCGCCGAGCATGATTGCCACGGCCGGATACGCGCGCGTACCGGCGGTCGCGTCAAGCAGGCGCTGAGATTGCTCGGGCGTGAGGGGTACTTTTTCTTTCGCAGTTTCGCCACCAGCCTTCAGTGCTGATGAGACCGGAGAGCGCATGATGAGGTGATTCTCTACGGCGGCGTTGAAGATCGAACGCAGGATCTGCACGGCTTTTCCTTGCACAGAACGGCTGTACCCGGCGAGGTTTGACATGACCCCGCGGATATGCACGGGCTTGATGTCACGCATACGCATGGCCGAGAGAGGCGGCAGGATATGATTGTTCAGGATGTAGAGACAGTCCGCCTTACTGTTCTCGCGCAGGTTCGGCCGCTTATAGGTGTTAAACCAAAGCTGGGCGAACTCGCCGAAAGTCGTGGCGTCAGTGATGTCTACGCCCGCGCCGATCTCGAGCTTCGCCTGCTGATATTTTCGCTCCAATTCCTCCTTTGTTGCCGCGCGGATGTACTTCCGTTTTCCGGTGGGTGTTGTGATGGTTTTGGTGTAGAGTTTTGACATTCGAAAAATCCTCCTTGTAAAAGCTCGGCCGAACTGATACAATGAAGACGCCTATTGGAGCCAATGCGAGTGTGTGTGATCTCCTTTGTATTCAATCGGCTGGGCCGCATCCGTGTGCGAGACGGGTGCGGCTCTTTTTTTTATTCTTTCAAGGCCTGAAGCTGCGCGGTCAATTCGTCGATCCGCTGCTGCAATTCGCGGTTCTCGCGCTGCAGGCGGCGGACTTCATTCTCGGCGTCAACCACATCGCAGCGCGCCTCCTCTTCCATTTCGTCAATGCTGTTGCGCAGAGCCTGATAATGGCTATAGAGATTTGCATAGGCGCGCGGCGCGAAGATACGCCAGAATGTCTCCTTGATCAGCTCCCATCTCTCGGCCGGGGTACGGTCGAAAAAATCATTGTTCAAGCACGTTACCTCCTTTGCTCACTATGACAGCTTATATAGAATGAACACAAATACCGCGGTAATGATGAGGCATCGGACGACGGCGACCCAAGCGGTTGGTTCTTTTCCGCCTGCTGAATAGTCTGTAGCAGTGATGCCGCTTGCATACCCGATGCCGAAAATCAGCCCAACCATAAACAGCGCGCAAAGAACATAGCCGAAGAACGTTGAGATTTGCCCGGTTGTTAAAAGCTCCGGCTGCTCATACGCGACAAAAGCGACGGCCACAAACAGAAGCCCCATGAAGGGCCCAATCTTATCGAGCCATTCCGGGCGATTTGACCGGCTTTCTGAGCTGTCAGTTTCGCGGTTCGGTTGCGGCTTCGAATTTCTCTGATACGTTCTCATGTCATCCCCCTTAATATGTTGCATCCTCCACCGTGTACGAGACGGTGGAGGGTGTTTTTTTTATTTACGGTAGCAGACTCGTGAAGCCAACGGCCTTGCCCAAAATGCGAACGGCCTGCATCGCGTCCTTGAAGTACACGAGCGGTGCATAGGCTGGGTTCTCAGGCTGGAGCACGACGTGATCCTCATACACGTACACGCGCTTGAGCGTCGCCTCGTCCCCGATCAGCACGGCGGCGATCTCTCCGTTGTTCACGGCGGGCTGCTGGCGTATGTAGACGATATCCCCGTCATGGATGCGAGCGTTTATCATGCTGTCGCCCTTGCAGCGCAGCGCGAAGTCAGCATGGATATGCTCCGGAACCTCGACGTTATCTTCTATGTTCTCCGCCGCAAGGATCGGCTCGCCGCAGGCAATCGTCCCGAGAAGCGGTACCGTATAGGTCGCGGGCCTCGGTATGATGTTGTCGGGGAGTGCGACGGATTCTGCATCCGACGCAGGGGTGTACAAGAAACGGTTCTGCACATCAGACTTCCCGAGAAGGTAATCCATGTCCACATTAAAGAAATCCGCGATCGTCTCGAGAGACTCAAGCCCCGGTTCACGATCACCACGCTCATACATGTTTACACTGCTCTTCGTAAAGCCGAGCTCGGTCGCAAGCGCGGCCTGAGAAAGTCCGCGTTCTTTGCGGAGCAACTTAAAACGTTCAGAGAATTTTGACATTTCGCTCCCTCCTTTAATAGGTACGATATAATTATACACATAATGTGCACGATGTCAAGCCGAGAAGTGCACATTTAGTACAGAGCAAAAAATACACGATTCGTGCACAAAAGGACTTGACAATGAGCACTAATCGTGTATAATTAGGCCAACGAGCACAAATAGTGTTCATTCAAAGGAAGGAGGGAATACAACAGTGAGCACAGGAAATAAGCTGCGCGAATTGCGCGGGACCCGGACGCAGAATGATGTGGCCGAAGCTATTGGGGTAACGAAGTCATCCTACGCCATGTACGAACGCGATGAACGAACCCCCCGCGATGAGGTGAAGATTCGTCTCGCCAAATTCTTTGGCGTTTCGATTCAGGATCTTTTCTTTTCCTGACACACCTCTCAAGCCAGCGGATTATGTAAGGGTTGGGCCGCCAACAATTCAAACGCCCTACCGGCCCGTACCGATAGAGCGTCTGCCGCTTTTGTTCGCATTGTTTTGCTCCCCGTTCACGAATGGTGATCGGAGCGGGGGCATGGTTACGGGCCCATGCCGGACAATCCATCGTGACTTTCCGGGTTGCGGATCCCTTTTTGGCCAAATCGGCCGCAGCCCTCAGTTCACGAAGCGGCGCCACCCGCCGAATGGTGATCGGCGGCAACACCGAAATGCACGGGCGTACTCAAAAGTGCTTTCAAAGAACGACACTCCCTTTCTGCCTGTTTCATCAGGCGGCCCAATTCTAACATAATCCGCTGGAGATAACAACACAAAAGGAGACCACACATTATGAAGAACCCAAACCAGAGAATCACCCTGACCATCCGGCGACCGAAACCGCCGCGCTACAACCTGATCGGTACAGTGAAGATCACGCCGGACGCGGAGGTCGCGCTCCGGAAGCTGAACGAACAAACCGGACTGCCGATGCGGCAGATCGCTTCGTCGCTCATCGCACAGGCCGCTGCCTGCGTCGATATCATCGAAGCGGATTAGAGGAGGCGCGGCTTATGCTGAAACCGTGTCCGTGCTGCGGAGCGGAGGCGTCTTTGCGCCGAACCGTGCAGCGCGTGGCCTATGTTATATGCTCAAGATGCCGATTACAGACGCCGTTCTTGCCAACGACCGAGGCGGCAGAGGCCGTCTGGAATCGGAGAACAACACCAAACCCTATATCACAAAAGGAGGAATCCCCATGAGGTACAAAATGAACCTGGGCGACAGCACCCTGATCGTCGACATTCCGCATCCGCTGTTCTCGCGCGCTCAGACCACGGAATCCGCCGCGCACCGGCAGACCGCAAAGCGCGCGACGCAGCCGATGATCGTCATCACCTCAGACGGCGTGACCACGACGGCGACCCGCCGCATCGGCAAGGCAAATCAGGCGGTCGCTATCGCGAAATGCAACCCCGGCGACACCTTCGACTTTAACGAGGGCGCGCGCATCGCATTCGAGCGGCTCTGTGGCAGAGACCCGTTCCCGGAGAAGCCGGAGAGCACGGCGACGCCGGAGGCCTACAACGGGCGCATGATTTGCGCGGAGTCCCCGTATCCGTGGTGGACGGTCGGCAAGATCTACGAGGTCGTGGACGGCCGCATCACGGCGAACGACGGCGACGTGTACCCCACGCGAAACAGAGCCCCGTACCGCGACGCTGAGGACGCAAGACACGCAGGCGCGGCAGGAGTCACGGATGGCGACCCCCGCCACAACCGCCGGAATCTGTTCCTGCCGGTGGACGCCGAAGGACGGCTGCTGGTATGAGCTCGGAATACTACACGGTTCCGGAGCTGGCAGCACGCTGGCGGTGCAGCACCGATGTGGTGTATGACCTGCTGCGGCAGGGTAAGCTGCACGGCTTCAAGCTGGGCGCGTCATGGCGCATCACCGACGACGCCCGCATTCAGTACGAACAGACACCGACCCCGCAGGAGACCAATCTGCGCAGGCCGGTTCTGAAGATACAATAAGGAGGAAACCACATGAAAAACCGCGATGATCTCATCGCATGGGCGTGGTCAGAGCTCGACCGCGTGACCACTCAGGCGAGCCGGATCGACGACACGAGCTCGGAACGCTACGGCAAGGCGGTCGCTCTGGTCAACGACCTGCTGATCCTGACCTTCCCGCCGGCGCCCTACGAACTCTCGCCGTGCGCTGCACCGACCACGACGCCCGACAAGGACGAGCCCAAACCCGGCGATGGCTCCGGTGCGGATACCGAGGAGCCGGAAGCACCTACCGAGACCACCAAGGCCGAGGAGCCGGAAGCGCCCGCGGAGACACCCACCTACACGCTGCCGCAGGTGCGCACAAAGCTGGCCGAGGCCAAGCGCAAGGGCATTGCGCTGCCGGAGCTGTTTCAGGAATTCGGCGCAAGCAGCATCATGAGTGTGCCGTCCACCGACTACGGCGCGCTGATGGCGCGAGTGGCTGAACTGCTGGAGAGCGTGGAGTAATGCGCGCACACGCGGTTTTATCCCCGTCCGCATCCAAGCGCTGGATGGCCTGCCCACCGAGCGCACGACTGGAGGAGAAGCTGCACGACCGCTTTGGCGAGCAGTCCTCCCCGTTTGCGGTGGAGGGTACGAAAGCGCACGCCGTCGCGGAACTGAAGCTGCTGCGCGAGAAGGGGCGGCTCGGGGATGCAGATGGAATCAATCAGTTCAACTATGACGCCCGTCTGAAAGCACTCGGTGACGTAAGCAAGGAGATGCACCAGGCGACCGACCTGTATGTGGATATCGTCATGGAGAAGCTGTTCGCCGCCAGACGCACCTGCCCGGACGCCAAGCTCTTTGTGGAGCAGCGGCTGGACATGGCGCGGTGGGTTCCCGGCTGCTTCGGAACGAGCGATGCTGTGGTCGTGTCCGACGAGATCCTCGACGTGTGCGACTACAAAAACGGATCTGGTGTGCGGGTCAACGCGCAGGAAAACCCGCAGGCTCGCTGCTATGGGTTGGGCGCGATCGACGCATTCGGCGATCTGTACGGATTCCAAACCGTGCGCAACACCATCATCCAGCCCATGCTTGACCACGTGACGGAGGAACAGCTCTCTCGCACGGAGCTGCTGACATGGGCGGATACAGAGCTTGCTCCCAAGGCGCAGCTTGCATGGCGCGGGGAGGGAGACTTCTGCCCCGGAGAACACTGCCGCTTCTGCGCTGCGCGCGCGATTTGCTACGCCCGGGCAACGCAGGCGATGAAGCTGTTTCAAAACGGCATGGATGCTCCGGCAGTGCTGCCAGACTCCGAGATCCCGCAGATGCTCTCGATGGCGGACGACGCGATCACATGGCTGGGCGAGCTGAAGGCATACGCTCTGCGGCAGGCGCTCAAAGGACAGCGCTGGCCGGGATACAAGCTGGTGCACGGGAAGCGCCCGCGGCGCGCATGGCGCAACGAGGAGTCCGCCCGCGAGCAGCTCATCCGCGCCGGGTACAAACCGGAGCAGTTCGAAGAGCACAAGCTCAAGAGCGCCGCTGCCGTGGAGAAACTCATCGGCAAGACCGCGTTCGACGTGCTGCTCAAAGACCAGACCGTTCAGGGCGAAGGCGCGCTGATCCTCGCCCCGGAAACGGACGGCCGTCCGGAGTATTCCACGGCCGACATTGACTTCCGCGACATGGGAAGTTCCAACAACTCAAATAACATTGAATGAAAAGGAGATCACACAATGGCTAAGTTTAACAAGAAGATCAAGGACACCAGCGTTCGTCTCGGCGAGGTTCGTTTCAGCTATACGGCAGTGTTCCAGCCGAAGAAAAACGACGACGGTACGCCCTCGAAGTACGGCGTGTGCATCATCATCCCGAAGGAGGACACCGAAACCGTGAACCTCGTGAAGGAAGCGATCGACGCCGCGAAGCAGCGCGGCAAGCTGGAGAAGTGGGGCGGCAAGATCCCGGCCAACGTCAAGAGCTGTCTGCGCGACGGCGACATCGACCGCGAGGACGACGAGGCCTTCGCCGGATGCTACTTCCTCAACGCCAGCAGCCGCAACAAGCCCGGCGTCAAGTTGCTGGAGGACGGTGTCGTATCCGATGCGCTGGACGATGAGGACTTCTACTCCGGCTGCTATGGCGCAGTGACGCTCGACTTCTTCCCGTATGAGAGCTCCGGCAACAAGGGCGTCGGCGCGGGCCTGAACAACGTCATCAAGACGCGCGACGGCGATCGTCTGTCCGGCGGCCGCAGCGCCGATGAAGACTTCGCCGACCTCGGCACCTGCTGAGACCCATGCAGAGAACGCTCTCGATCGACCTCGAGACCTACTCCGAGATCGGCATCACAAAGTGCGGATCCTTCCGGTACATAGACGACGAGAGCTTTGAGATCCTGCTGCTGGGCTACGCCTTTGACGACGAGCCGGTAACGGTGATCGACCTCACGGCCGACGAGGAAGTCCCCGCGGATTTCCTCGCCGCGCTGTATGACCCGGAAGTGACAAAGACCGCATGGAACTGCGCGTTCGAGCGCTTCGGCCTGTGGAAACACTTCGGCCGATACTGCCCGCCGGAGCAATGGAGCGACACGATGATCCTCTCCGCCGTGTGCGGGCTGCCGCTGGAGCTCGGAGCGGCGGGCAAGGCGCTGCGGCTGGAGGCGGACGAGGCGAAAGACCGAGAGGGCAAGGCGCTGATCCGCTACTTCTGCTCACCCTGCCGACCGACAAAGGTCAACGGCGGGCGCACCCGCAACCTGCCCCAGCATGACGCCGACAAGTGGGAGCTGTTCATCGAGTACAACCGACAGGACGTCGTGGCCGAGCGGACGATCCGCAAGCGGCTGCTGCGCTGGGAGCCGGACTCGCTGGAGCACCGATTCTGGTGTCTGGACGCCCGGATCAACGAACGGGGGATGCGCGTCGACCGCGAGCTGGTACACAACGCGATCGCTATGGACGCACGCTACAAGGCCGAGCTGACCAAGCAGGCCGTCGCGATCAGCGGACTGGAAAACCCGAACTCAGTCGCGCAGATCAAGCAATGGCTGCTGGAGCAGGAGGGCATCGAGGTGCCATCCCTGAACAAGAAGGTCGTGGCCGAGGTCGTGTCTCAGCTCAACGGCGAGCGCGCGAAGCAATTCATGGCGCTGCGCGCGAGGCTGGCAAAGTCCTCGACGAAGAAGTACGAGGCGATGGAGCGCTCCGCCTGCGCCGATGCACACATCAAGGGTGGCTTTCAATTCTACGGCGCAAACCGAACCGGGCGCTTCGCCGGTCGGCTGGTGCAGCTACAAAACCTGCCGCAGAACCACATGGAAGATCTGGCGGTTGCCCGGTCTCTGGTACGGGACAACGATTACGAGACGGTACGACTGCTATATGACAGCGTCTCCGATACCCTCTCCGAACTGATTCGTACTGCGCTCATACCAGAGCCCGGCCACCGCTTTATCGTAGCAGACTTCTCGGCCATCGAGGCCCGTGTAATCGCGTGGATCGCGGGGGAGCAATGGAGGCTCGATGTTTTCCGAAACGGCGACGACATTTACTGCCGTTCCGCTTCGGCTATGTTCAAGGTGCCGGTCGAAAAGCACGGCATCAACGGACATTTGCGCCAGAAGGGGAAGGTCGCGGAATTGGCCTGCATCGCGGAGGGGCAGCTTGTGTTAACCGACCAAGGCTGCGTCCCCATTGAACAGGTTACGCCCGACATGAAACTCTGGGACGGCGTTGGATGGGTTCACCACGACGGCGTCGTCTGCAACGGAACGAAGGAGGTTTTGACCTACGCAGGTCTCACAGCTACCGCCGACCACATCGTCTGGGCCGAAATTGCGGGGGCGGCGCGGCCGGTACACTTTGGATTCGCCGCCGCCTGCGGCGCACATCTCCTACAAACCGGAGATGGTGGGCAAGCAATACGGCTGGGTGGAAGTCATCAGCCCGGAAAAGCGCTGGAATCAAAAGTGGAATCACTGCTACGTGCTGACAAGATGCCGTGGGTGCGGCGCAGTTCAGTGGCAGAACCTGAGCAATCTGCGGGGCGGAAAGTCCAAAGGTTGCCAGACATGCTCTCAACCACGCACGGTACCGCATTGGTTAGAAAGACGCTTTACCGCGGCCAAGCAGCGATGCACAAACCCAAACGACGGCAACTACAAAAACTACGGCGCACGCGGAATCAAATTCTGCTTTCCGAACGCGACAGCGGCGGGCCAGTACATGATCGAAAAGTATGGCTTACCAGATCGCGCACTGGAGATAGACCGAATAAACGTCAATGGAAACTACGAGCCTGGAAATCTGCGCTGGGTCACACATCAAGAAAACTGTCAGAACCAGCGCCGGTATCTCGAAAGGTGAGAGTCTATGACATCAAGAACGCCGGGCCGCAACACCGGTTCACCGTGTCGAACGTGTTGGTTCACAACTGCGGTTACGGCGGGGGCGTGCGCGCGCTCAAGGCATTCGATGCAGACAAGCTGGGCATGACCGAGGAGGAGATGGTGAACACCGTCGACCTCTGGCGAGAGTCCAGCCCGCGCATCTGCGCACTGTGGCGCGCACTGGAGCGCGCCGCGATCCGCTGCGTGGTACACAAGACGCCGCAGGTATCTGCAATCGGCGGCATCCGCTTCGAGATGGAATGCGGCATCCTGTGGATGACGCTGCCGTCCGGACGGCGCATCGCCTACTACGGCGCGGAGTACGGCCCGAGCAGGTTTCACCGCGACCGACGCGCGCTCAGCTATATGGGCGTCAACCAGAAGACAAAACGCTGGGGGCGCGTGGAGACATGGGGCGGTAAGCTCGCCGAGAATGTCACCCAAGCGACCGCGCGCGACTGCCTGCGCGACACGATGCTGGCGCTAGAAGACGCCGGGTACGACATCCGGGCGCACGTCCACGACGAGGTGATCATCTCCGAGCCGCGAGACGGGCGAACGGTGGAGGACGTGTCGGCCATCATGGGGCGCGAGCTCCCGTGGGCGTCCGGACTTCCGCTGCGGGGTGACGGCTACGCCTGCGACTTCTATATGAAAGACTGAGGTATCTGTCATGAACGACTTTGACTACGACGCACTGCAAAAGAAACGCCTCGCTCGCAGCGACCGCTGCCGGAAGCGCAGCACACGTAAATGCACGCTGCCGAGCGACTACCTGACACCAAGTGAACGCAAACGGAGGAATGGTGAAATGAAGACCTACAACCTGTCGAAACCTATGACCTATGCTGAGTTTCTGACGATGCCGGACGACCTGCAAGCGCAGTATCTGCGCAGCCTGCGGTGGCGCTTCGGCGCATCGGACAAGCGCATCGCCGAGATGATGGGCGTGTCCCACCCGCTCATCAAAAAGCACCGGGAGCGTCTGGGCATCAGGATCGCGCCGGGAACACGCCTGCCGCAGACGGAGCTGAATAAAGAGGAGTGGGCGGCATGGGTCAACGGCGAGCAGGTCTCGATGACACCCCTCGCCGCACGCCCCGAGGATGCATCTGAAACAGATGCCGACCCGGAAGACGAGCATGACCCCCCGAAGACCGAACCCGCGCCGGTGCCCCAGCAGACCCCGATGGTAACGGGCGGGAGCTTCACGGCCACGGGTTCGGCAGGCGCGACGGCGCAGATGCTGGCGCACCTGTTCGAGGGCGATCCGCGCGAGGTGACATTCACACTTACGTTTGCGTACACGGAGGTGTCACGGTGAAGCGCGCGGCGAGTAACCGCAGGCGGGCGCTGGCGCTCTTGCTCTGGGCGATCGTGGTCGCACTCTGGGTGCGGCACATGCTGCCCGGCGAGAAAGCGGAGACGATGTACCTCGGCGCAGCGGTCTCGACCGTAAACGAGACGCCCCTTCCAGCGCAGACCCCGGCGGTGACACCGGAGCCTACGCCGACACCCCGGCAGCCGGAGCGCGATGCCGTCTACCTGGCACAATGCCTGTGGGGCGAAGCGCGGGGCATCCCGAGTCAGACGGAGAAGGCGGCGGTGGTCTGGTGCGTCCTCAATCGCGTAGACCACCCCGACTTCCCGGACACCATCCACGGCGTGCTCTCCGCGCCCAATCAGTTTCTCGGCTTCTCCGAGCGTTTCCCGGTCGATCCTGAGCTGCTCGCACTGGCGCAGGACGTACTCGACCGCTGGCGCGCGGAGACCGCCGGGGCTGGCGATGTGGGCAGGGTGCTGCCGAAAGACTATCTGTGGTTCTCCGCCGACGGCCATGGCCATAACGCTTTCCGGGCGACGTTCCGGCAGAGCGCGGCATGGCAGTGGACGGCGGAGAGCCCGTACCCCACTTGAATACGAAAGGAGATCACACAATGCACAACCCCTTTGGAGACAGATCAGCCGCTGAGATTTGGGAGCTGGTGAAAGAATGGCTCTGGCGTATCTTCGCCCCGAGAGCGTATGCCGACCTCTGGCAGCGGTATCAGTACCTGCGCCGGGCAATGGACGAGCGCGACGAGGAGTATGAGACCGACATCACGGACGCCGACCTGCGCATCAAAGAGCTGGAGGACCGCTGCGCCGCGCTGCAAGCGCTGAGGTTCACGGGCAACCTATGAACTACGAACCGAGACGGCACCAGAGGCTCGCAGAGGAATTCTGCATGACGCACAGCCACGCCGGGCTTCTGCTGGACATGGGGCTCGGCAAGACGGTCGTCACGCTGACGGTGCTGCACCGGCTGCTGTATGACGAGTTTGCGCTGAACAAAGCGCTGGTGATCGCCCCGAAGCGCGTGGCCGAGGACACATGGAGTCGCGAGGCGGAAAAGTGGGATCACCTGTCCGACCTGCGCGTGGTGAAGGTGCTCGGGTCAGCCAAGCAGCGTGAGGCCGCCCTCCGGCAGGACGGCGACGTGTACGTCATCAACCGGGAGAATGTCGTGTGGCTGGTCGAGACGCTCGGCAGCCACTGGCCGTTCGACGGGATCGTGATTGACGAGCTGTCGAGCTTTAAGTCCTCCCGCTCCAAACGCTGGCGCGCGCTGCGGCGCGTGATCGGATGCGCGAACTACGTCTACGGCCTGACCGGCACGCCTGCACCCGGCGGCTACATCGACCTGTGGCCGGAAATGTACCTGCTCGACCGGGGACAGCGCCTCGGCCGGACGCTGGGCGAATACCGCAACACATACTTTAACCCCGGCGCACACAAGGGGCACATCGTCTACGAGTGGAGGCTCAAGCGAGGAGCAAAAGAACGCATCGACGCCAAGCTCGCAGACCTGTGCCTGTCCATGAGCAAGGAGGACTGGCTGGATCTGCCCGAGCGCACCTACAACACGATCCCCGTGACGCTCACGGCCGGAGCGCGCAAGCTCTACGACCAATTTCAGCGCGAGAAGATCCTGCCGCTGCTGCGGCAGGATGACGGCCTGCATCTAGCCGGGAGCGACGACGCGGCGAACTGCGACTCGGCAGTCATCGGTGACATGGCGGCGCAGGTCTCCGGCAAGCTGCTTCAGATGGCGAACGGCGCCGTGTACGATGACGGCGGCGAGGTGTTTCACATCCACGACGCCAAGCTGGAGGCGCTCGAAGAGCTGGCGGACACAAACCCCGGGCAGCCTCTGCTCGTGTTCTACACCTATAAGCACGACCTGAGCCGCATTCAGGTGCGGTTTCCCGGGGCGGTGCAGATACGAGACAGCGAGACGATCCGCGACTGGAACGACGGGCGAATACCCATGCTGCTCTGTCACCCGGCCAGCGCCGGGCACGGGCTGAACCTGCAAGCGGGCGGGCACATCATCGTATGGTTTGGCCTGCCGTGGTCGCTGGAGCTCTACCAGCAGGCCAACGACCGCCTGCACCGCATGGGGCAGACGCAGGGCGTGATCGTGCACCATCTGGTCGCACAGGGCACACTGGACGAGCGCGTCATGTCCGTGCTGGCCGGGAAGCAGGCAACACAAAAGAGCCTGCTTGATGCCCTGAAATCTTACGTTGAGGAGGAACTGGCATGATTACTACGAACACTACGCCAACCGGCGGGCCTGACCGCCGGATCATCGCCGTAGACTTCGACGGCTGCCTGTGCGACAGCTACTGGCCGGAGCTGGGCGAGCCGATCCCGGAGGTGCTGGCCGAGATCAAACACCGGCAGAGAGCCGGATGCCGCATCATCCTCTGGACATGCCGCTGTGGCGAGCAACTGGCCGCAGCCGTGGACTGGTGCGCCGCACATGGTCTGCACTTCGACGCGGTGAATGACAATCTACCGGAGGTCAAGGCCGCGTATGGCTGCGAGTCGCGCAAGATCACGGCCGACGAATACTGGGACGACCGGGCTGTCCGGCGCGGACGCTGCCCGGGTGAACAGGCATGAACCGGGCGGACTACCAGAGCCTCCGGGACTTCCTCGGCAGCGTCCGGCACGCACGGCTGGAGCAGGAGCGCCTGACCGAGCGCGTGCTGGAGCTGGAGGCACAATGCACCCGGCTAACAGCGCAGATGCGGCAGACGCCGGGCGGAGGGACTACCGACACACAAATGCAGTGGGCCAGTCTGGCGGATGAACGCCGCCGCCTGACCAGACAGATGTATCGCGCGCAGCGGCAAGAGCGAGAGGTGCAAAACCTGATCGACCGGGTGCGGCCAGAGCTGTACCGGGACATCCTGACGCTGCGCTATATCGACCTGCGGAGCTGGCCGGAGACCGCTGAGATCATGGCAAGAACCGGAGGCCCGCAATCTGAACGACACCTACAACGCCTACACGGCGCGGCACTGCAAGCCGCGCAGAGACTGTGGGACGAAGAAATCTGAGAGGAGATAAAACTATGAACTCTGTACCGAACTTTACCCTGCGGCGCGACGCAGACGGCTATGTGCTGCACACCGATGACGGAAAAGACGGCTGCTTCCCGACGCTGGGCGCGGCGCTCGACAGCCTGAGAGCGCAGGGGTGTGTCGCCCCCGCCACCACGAGAGAGCAGGTGCTCTCGGCCGCGCGTGCCTGCGTGTGCGGCGACCGCGAGCAGGACTACGGCTCACCGGAGAATAACTTCCGCACGATCGCGAGCCTCTGGAACAGCTATCTCTATGGCGCCGGGCTGATGGAGAACCCGACTCCGCATGTGTGGAAGGGGCTCAAGCCGAAAGACGTGGCGGCCATGCTGGCGCTGCTGAAGGTGGCCCGCATCGCGGGAAACCGGCCGAAGCAGGACAACTGGGTCGACCTTGCGGGCTATGCGGCCTGCGGCGCGGAACTGGAGCTGAGCGGCGATGCACGATAAGACAGAGCTGCTTGGCGTCAAGGGAAGTTGGCGCGAGGTAGTGGACGACTGCCGCGCGACCGTGGGCAAGGAGAGTCTCGGCCACGAGCCGAGCTGGCAATTCAAGCGCTCAATCTTGATTGCCGAGCACAGTCCAATCCGCGACCTCCGCGTGCGCTGGCGCTGGCGCGACATTCCGAGCTGGGTTGCCACGCACTGGTCACGGCATAAGTGGGAGTGCTTCATCCGCACGCAGCGAAGCGACCGCACAGGCGTGCCGCGCGGGAAACTGCCGCAGGAGACGCCGGTCACGTTCACGGGTGAGGCCAACGCGCAGAATTTGATTGACACCTGGCGCAAGCGGCTGTGCTATCAGGCATCGCCGGAGACCCGGAAATACGCCGAGGACTTCAAAATGGCGCTGCATCCGTTCGAGCCGGAACTGAGCGACGTGCTCGTGCCAAACTGTGTGTACCGCGGTGGCTGCCCGGAGCTGGAGTCCTGCGGATTTTGGGAGCGCTTTTGCCCGGCCGAAAGCACGATTAAAGACCGATACAACCAGTATAACGACCTGTTCTGGGCGCGGGCGGGCACGGAGGTGGACGCATGAGAGACCTCGGCTTCGAGCCGCCGCTGGAGCAAAAGCCTGACCGGCCGCGGCTATGCCCAATGTGCGGAGAGGAGACGGAGAGCGTATACAAAGACCGCTGGGGGCGTATCGTCGGCTGCCCCGGCTGCGTAGAGGAGGTAGACGAATGGGTACCGGAGTGACAGGTGACATCTACTTCCGGGGAGGCATCCCGCAGAGTCGATACTGCGGCGGCTGCGCGCACTATCAGCGGCTGTGTGCAAGTGACTCGCACAATGTCAGCGGGGCGCGGGTGTGTCTGTACATACTGGACATGAACCACTCGCGCGGCTGTGCGGCCGGGCCCGGCTGCAAGCGCTGGATCAGCGAGGATGACTGGGCGAAGACCCCGATCGGGAGAACCGTGATACGCGAACGCAAACGGCGCGGCCACGGAAAAGGCGGCCGCCGGAAGGAGGAGACAAAACTGTGAATCATATCGGCGATATCACACAACTCGACGGCGCTGCCATCGAGCCGGTGTGGTGCGTGACGGGCGGGAGCCCGTGTCAGGACCTGAGCATTGCGGGCAAGCGTGCCGGTCTCGCAGGCGCGCGAAGCGGCCTGTTTATGGAGCAGATCAGAGTGATAAAGGAGATGAGGGAGCATGACAAACAGCTTGGTTGGGCAGGAGAACTTATTCGCCCAAGATACATGGTGTGGGAGAACGTCCCCGGAGCACTCGGCAGCAACAAAGGACGAGACTTCGCGGCCGTGCTCGAAGAGACGATCCGCATCGTCGAGCCGGAAGCCCCCGGTATTGAAGTGCCTGCAAAAGGCTGGCCTACCTGGGGCGGTTATCGGGACGTGGACGGACGATGGAGCGTGGCTTGGCGAGTCCACGACGCGCAATACTGGGGAGTGCCCCAGCGTCGTCGTAGAATCGCACTTGTCGCAGATTTTGGAGGCGACACCGCCTTCGAAATACTGTTTGAGCGCACGGGCATGTCAGGGGATCTTGAACCGCGCGGCGAGGCGGGGGAAAGACCTGCCGGAGGTGCTGAAGCAGGTGCTTCTTATGCAGTCCGCATCAGGGGTGGCTGTGACGGAGGAGGAAAAGGTGCGCTGATCCAGACGAAGAAGCCCGACACGCTAGGCACGGGAAATGACCAGACGATTTTTCAGGGCGCGGCATACGGCATCTGCTCTTACGCCAGCAACAGCATGAAATCATCGAACCCGCACAGCGGTGTGTATGTGGCGGACACCAGCCGGACGCTTGACCTGAACGGTGGGAATCCGGCTTGCAATCAGGGCGGGATCGCCGTGGTGTCTTACGCGCTGCAAGGCAGCATGATCGGCAGAGAGGACAAAAACGACCCACAGGGTGACGGCATCAATGAGGATGTGTCTTTCACCCTCAATACCGTTGACCGCCAGGCCGTGGCGTCATGCGCTGGCTTTAAGCTGGGAGCTGCTACGTCGGCGCATAGCGTAGGCTACGAGGTGGAAAAGTCCCCCACGCTTACGGCTATGAGCGGTGGAAATAAACCGGCGGTCTTAAATCAAGTGCCGCTGACGTATCCGATGCAAGGCTTTGGCGATTACCGCCGGGCTGACGTTGCCAGCGCGTGCAAACAGCGGGACTACAAGGACAGCACGGATCTGGTTGTCGGCTTAGACGGCGAATACAATTCCTACACCAAGCAATATGGAACGCTGCGCACACACACATCCGGGGGCGCGGAAGAAAAGGTTATGTCTCGCTGTGTTGTGCGCCGCCTGACGCCGCTGGAATGCGAGCGGCTGCAGGGATTTCCGGACGGCTGGACGGACATCGGCGACTACACCGACAGCACCGGCAAGAAGCGCAAGACCTCCGACAGCGCACGGTACAAGGCGCTCGGCAACAGCATCGCGCTGCCGTTCTGGCGCTGGATGTTCGGCCGTATGGCGGCCTATCTGCCGGAGGGCGCGACGCTCGGCAGCCTGTTTGACGGCATCGGCGGCTTTCCGCTGTGCTGGGAAGATGTACACGGTGCTGGGACGGCGATCTGGGCAAGCGAGATCGAGGAGTTCCCAATCGCCGTGACGAAAAAGAGATTCGGAGGAGCGATCGCATGACCATTCAGGAGATTTGCAGAAACGTGGAGGATCTGCTGCGTAACGACAAGGGCAGAACGAATTTCTCTCCGGCCGCGCGTTACGCCGTCCGTATGCTGCTGGACTATGCCGAGCGAGCAAGTGCGCTTGAAGCCTCAAGATGCGGAGGTATAAGGATGGATGCTGTGAAATTTGTTGAGGAACGCAGAAGAATGTTTGCTGTGTCAGCGGGGGAGTATAGCTTGTTCGACATGAATACTCGCGCCGAGGACGTTGTAAAAGAGGTCGAGGAATGGTCTGCCGCACACCCGCGCAAGACACGGCAGAGCGTGTTTCTGGAGCAATATCCGGAGGCTCAGATAGATGATAACGACGTGTTGAGTGTATGCCCTGCAGTAATTTCACTTTCACACAGAAAGGATGGAGGCGGGTGTTTAAACATTCACAAGGTGTGCGCCAACTGCCACTGCGGCGCGAGGATGGCCGGTGACAGCGATGGCAAATGAGAAACGGTGCGAAACCTGTACCGAGGAATGCGCCAAGTCTCAAATGGCGCATGAGGCCGCCGTCGGCAGAATGTATGCCACAAAGCTGTTTGTTGCGCTGCAAAAGAAGATTGAAAGCGGCCAGCTTGTCGAGGTGGTGCGCTGCAAAGACTGCGAATACAGCGACGACGAAATAAGCTATCTGTGCTGTTCGCACGGTGTTTGCGTTGACTGCGAAGTGCCGCCGAACTTCTACTGCGCAGAGGGGAAAAGAAAGGAGAATGACGAATGACAGCAGCAGAAGCGAAAAGAATTATACACCCCGAAACTACGGTAGAAGCGCTTGCAGAAATCAAAGGCAAGAACGCAAAAGTTGCCGCAGTTGATGACGCTTGCTTGGTGGCATGCGCTGCGCTTGATAAGCAGATACCGAAAAAGCCGAGAGAAACAAGGTGCGCTTTGATGTGCGCAAATTGCGGGCACAAAATCACGGAAAAAGGCTGTAAGAAATTACATAGAAACTACTGCAAAAAATGCGGTCAGCGGATTTTATGGGAGGATGAATAATGGAAGGAGACGGCAAAGAAGATGGCTGAATACATCGAACGTGAGGCGGCGGTCAAGCACGACTACTGCAACGCGTGCGGGGCGCAAGACTTCTATGAGGCAAGCAACGGCCACTACCTGCTGATCCGGACGCTCCTGTCACTGGACAGCGCCGACCGCGAGATCGTGCGCACCGTCGTGGAGCGGCTGGCAGCGGCGCGGGAGGAGGCGAGCACATGACCCCGGAGGCAAAGCAGACAGGCCCGACCTGCCCCTACGCCGTGCAGAGCCGGACGGTCACGCAGACGAACAACGAGTATGACGAGAACGGCAACGCGGTGTTTACGCAGACCGTCGAGGTCATCACAACGGACTTCGTGCCCTGCACACGGGAGCGCTGCGGGGCATGGTACGCCGAAGACCCGCGCGAGCTGCCGGGCGGAGGGTACTGCACCTATGGAGGAAACACATGAAGATTGCAACAGCCGGTAGCCGGACGAGCCGCCGGTGGAAAACGATAGACGTGAGCTGGGACTGGTTGCTCGAGCGGCTGCGCACACCCAAGCGCACGGGCGAGACGATGCGCGAATACCGGAGCATGAGCCGAGACGAGCAGAGCGCGCGCAAGGACGTGGGCGGGTTCGTCGGCGGGGCGCTGAGCGGCGGACGGCGCACGGCCGCAGCGGTGACGGAGCGGTGGCTGGTGACGCTCGACGCCGACGCCGCCAGCCCGGGGGACTGGGACAACTTCACGGCGCTGTGGGACTGCCGCGCGTGCCTGTACTCCACGCACTCACACACGCCCGAAGCGCCGCGCCTGCGCTGGGTCATTCCGCTGCGCAGAGCCGTGACCCCGGAGGAATACCCGGCCGTGGCACGCAAGGTGGCCGAGTGGATCGACATCGAGCAGATGGATCCAACGACCTACCAGCCGGAGCGGCTGATGTACTGGCCGAGCTGCCCGGAGGACGGGGAGTACGTGTTCCGCGAGCAGGACGGCCCGATCCTCGACCCCGACAGCGTGCTGGCAGAGTACGGGGCCGGGGGCGCATGGCGGGACGCGAGCCTGTGGCCGATCAGCGAGAAGGAGACGACCGTGGTGCTGCGCGAGGCCAGACGGCAGGGCGACCCGGAGACCAAGCCCGGTATCGTCGGCAAGTTCTGCCGGGCGTTCGACATCGACGCCGCCATCGAGCGCTTCCTGCCCGGCGTGTACATACCATGCGAGCTGCCGAGCGGGCAGCCGCGCTACACCTACGCGGCCGGGAGCAGCAGCGGCGGCGCGGTCGTGTACGAGGACGGCAAGTTCCTCTACTCCCACCACGCGACCGACCCGGCGGGCGGGATGCTGTGCAACGCCTTCGACCTCGTGCGCGTACATAAGTTCGGCGAGCTGGACGCCGACTGCCAGCAGCAGGAGATCACCCGCCGCCCAAGCTATCAGGCCATGTGCGCGTTCGTGACCGGAGACGAGGCCTGCCGCCGCGCCTTCCTCGCCGAGCACCTCGCCGAGGCAGACGCAGACTTTGCCGACATGGGCGAGGTGGCCGGGCGGGACAAGCCGGACGCGGCACAGGCAGGCACACCGGAGCAAACGGCCGCAGGCAAGCAGGCAGACACGGCCGCACGCACACACGCGCCCGCGCAAGAGCAAGAGCAAACGCCGGACGACACATGGCTGGCGGAGCTGGGCGTGAACCGCAAGACCGGTGAGGCGGACTCCACGATCACGAACGCAGCGCTCATCCTGCGCAACGACCCGAGGCTGCGCGGCGCGTTCGCCATCAACCAGTTCTCGATGCGGCCGGTCGTGCGGCGCGATCTGCCGTGGCGGCGGGCAAAAGACGGCGACCTGTGGGAGGATGCCGACGACGCGAACCTGCTGCTGTACATGGAGCAGACGTGGCGGCTCGTCGGGGAGAACAAGATCCGCAACGCATGGACGGTCGTCGCAAACGAGAACGCCTACCACCCCGTGCGGGAATACCTCGACGGGCTGTGCTGGGACGGCACGGAGCGCCTCGACACCCTGCTCGTGCGCTACATGGGCGCGGAGGACACACCCTATACCCGCGCCGTCACGCGCAAGTGGATGACCGCCGCCGTCAAGCGCATGTATCAGCCGGGCTGCAAGTTCGACGCGATGCTGGTACTCGTCGGCGCACAGGGGATCGGCAAGTCCCGCCTCGCCGCGATCCTGTCGCGCGGATGGTTCACCGACAGCCTGACGTGCATGGACGGCAAGGAAGCGTATGAAGCCATCCGGGGCTCGTGGATCATCGAGGTCGCCGAGCTTGCGGCCGCGCGCAGGAGCGAGCAGGAGGCGCAGAAGAAGTTCATCTCCTCGCAGGTCGACACCTACCGCCCCGCCTACGGACGCAACGTCGTGTCGCTGCCGAGGCAGTGCGTGTTTTACGGCAGCACGAACGACATGGAGCCACTCAAGGACGACACGGGCGCGCGCCGGTACTGGCCGGTGCTGTGCGCGGGCGTCAACCACGGGCAGCACATCGGTCTGGAGGAAGAGGTCGATCAGCTCTGGGCAGAGGCCGTCGTGCGCTACCGCGCGGGGGAGACCCTATGGCTGGACGACCGCGCCGTCGCTGAGGAGGCGCAGGCCGCGCAGGAGATGATGACCGTGCAGGACACCGCGCTCGGCGAGCTGATGGAATACCTCGACACGCGGCTGCCGGATAACTGGGAGAGCCGCACGCCGGAGGAGCGCCGCGCCTATATCTGGGGCGACACGCTCGACGACCACGCGGCCGCGACGCACCTGCGCACCTGCGTGAGCGCCGTGGAGGTGCGTGTAGAGCTGCTCGGCGAACCGCGCGTGACCTTCAAGCGAGACCCGGTCAGCGCGGGAATCCTGTCGGCGCTGAACCGCGCGCCCGGTTGGACGAAGGGCAAAAAGCGGATTAGAATCCGGGGCTACGGCGCGCAGTGGGTGTACTATCGCGACGGTTACGCGCCGGACGACGAGGACGGAACAGGCGAAATGTCCACGGCTGGCGGACACTTTTCCGACTGAATCACCCGGCCGGGGAGGGCGAAACGCGCGCTGCGTGCCGCCCTCTTTGCGCGCGTGCGAGCAGGATTTTGGTAAGAGCGCTCTAACGTGTTTACAATTTGGACATATGTAAGAAGATGGTGTTAAAAAATGTTTACAAGTTTTTGCGGATTATTGGAACATTGGAACACTTTATTCGACACTTGGTCGCATATCGTACACCGACGGATTATTGGAACACGGATTGTCACAGGATTGGAACAGCCTCAAAGCATTGGTATCTCTACGTTTTTTATTACCTGTTCCAATGTTCCAATAAAATAGCTAAAAAGACCTAAATGAAAAAAATAAAAAACGAGAAGATGAAAATAAAACAAAGCGCAATAAAGTTATAGAAAACTTCTCAAGAACACGTTTTCGGAACAGGAGGTGAGGAAGATGATTTTGGAGCGAGATGTGGAGTCGCGGCTCGGGAAATGTGTGCGGGGCGCGGACGGCCTGTGCGTGAAGTTCGTGCCCGATGCGATGGCCGGAATGCCCGATCGGATCGTAATGCTGCCCGGCGGTGTGCTGGTGTGGGTCGAGCTCAAGCGCCCGAGCGGCGGCGTGCTCTCAGCCAGGCAGAAGTATCGCCACGCGCAGTTGCGTCGCCTCGGCCAGCGTGTCGCCGTGTGTTGGTCAGATGCCGACGTGGATCGCCTGCTCGACGAGCTGACCTGCGGCCGCGCGTGAGTGCGCCTACGCCCCTGCGGCCGCGCGTGAGTGTGCATGCGCGCGAGCGGGCGTACCCGTGCCCCCGCGCGGGAGAAAAAGAAAACCGCCCTGCTCCGATCTGGTGCAGGGCGGTTCGGCGTTGTATGGGCGGGCGGTCAGTCGATGACGTATTCGACGCTCGCGCAGTCGGGGTCGTAGCGCATGGGCAATCCCGTGCCGGTAAAGGCCTGCGTTTCCGCAGAGGGCAGGCACAGGTCGGTCGAGATGTCGTACTGGTAGACGTGCCCATGCTCGTCGAGCAGGAAGTCCTCGCCCTCGAGGATCGCGCCGCCCTTCGTCGTGACATAGGCGTCCGCGTCCTTGATCGCCAGCCACATGAGGCGGCGCTCGGTCGGGAGCAGGCAGGAGCTGCTTTTCGCTTTGCCCTTCTTGCCCTTTTTCTTGCCCTTTGCGGGCGTGTAGCCGCCCCAGTCATCCCATCCGCCCCACGAGTAGACCGGCGCGTAGCGGCGGCCGTAGCCCTCATAGCTGCGGTTGGAGTAAAACACGCCGTCATGCTCGACGAAGTCGCCGGTCATGTACAGCTCGCCGTCGCCGGTGAGGAAGACCATGCGGCTGTGGATGGCGTTCTGGATCATGGTCATGGCGTCCTGGTTCCTCCAGAAGCCGGGCAGGGCGCGGCCGAGCGGGGCGAGCTGCGAGGCGATGTACTCCATCGTGTCGCTGGTCGTCTGGTCGCGCGGGGTGATGGGGATGACGCCGTTGTGCGCGATGCCCACGGTCGTGCTCGTGTGGGTCATGCGCAGGCGGGCGAGGGAATCCGTGAGCGGGAACGGGTGGCAGTTCTCCGGGCAGGTGCCGCCGTGCGTCGTGATGCGGAAGTGCAGGACGACGCCGGTCGCGGTCAGGTCGAGACTGCGCTCGAGCTTGTCCAGATGCGCCTCCAGATCCGAGAGCTTCATGAAGCCCTTGTCGATGCGGACCTTGCCGTCCTGCGCGTACATGACGCCCGCGCCGTCCGGGTTGCCCGCCCACATGGTGCGGATGGTGTCGCGGGACGGCATTTTTACGCCCGCCGGTTTCGCTGCGATGATACACATGGTTTGTTGTCCTCCTGTGGTTTGGATTTTCGGGGTCTCCCTCGGTTAGGGCTTCCCACGACAGCGCCGGTGCGAGCGACGCTGTTTCGGCCGGTTGCCGTCCGGCTCTCGTCAGGTGGGTGGCCTGCTCGACGCGCGGTCATGCGCCGATCAGGTGAAGGATGCGCTCGATGATCTCCGGGGCTAGTATGATCCATAGAAAGCCCACGAGCAGGCGGATGTCGTCGCGCGTGAGGTGCTTCATGCGTTCACCTCCTCGCCGTGGTCGGGGTCGATGATGTAGCGGATCTCGGCCAGATCGGTGGCGGGGATGGGCTCGTAGAGCCAGCCGGTGCCGTAGGTGTAGGGCTTGCCGTTGTGCTCGACGGTGAGCAGACCCACCTCGCGCAGGTGCTCACGCGCGGCGGGGTAGTCGTACCTGCGCCCGTCCAGCCAGCGCTTGACCTCGGCCTCCTGCTCGGGCGTTCCGGCGTGCATGTTGTTGAGGTGGTAGCGGCGCCAGAGGCGGACGATTTCGTGGAAAGCGTAGTCGGAGATAAACGGGATGAGCTCTTCGAAGCACTGGCCGCCGCAGACGATGTCCGTGCCGCGCGGGTTCCAGACGTTCGCGCAGGCCGCGAAGACCGCGCCCTGGTCGGTGTCCTCCAGGCGGAGCTCCACCTCGACGCGGCAGTCGTGCCTACCGTGGCCGTACCAGTCGATTTTGCCGAAGGAAATGTTTCTGTTCACGTGTGTGTGACCTCCTGTGTATTGGGATTTTGCGGGTCTCCCGCGACAGCGCCGGGCAGCGCTGTTTCGGCTCGTGACCAGCGAGCCATCGTCAGGCGGGCGGGTGAGTGAGGGCTTGTGCTCAAAGCGTGAGCCGGAAATCGGCCCAGTCGCGCACGTCGGCCGGGTCGAGCGGGCGCTCCTGCGCCTCGCAGCGCACGGCGTTCTGGCGCAGCTCGTCATCCGTGGGCAGGGCGCGCTCGGCGTCCGCGTACCAGTCCGCGAGCACGGCGGCGATGTCTTCACGCGGCAGGAGCTCGACGTCCTCGTCCTCGTCGTCGGCGTCGTCCTCGTCCTCGGGGTCATCGAGGGCGGCGCGGATGCTGTCGGCCAGATCGTCATTGAGACCCCAGCAGTCGAGCTCGTCGGCGTTGTCGTCGATGTATTCGGCGATGTCGTCGATGTCGTCCGAGTAGTCGCCATCGGACGAAACCGGGTCGCCCCAGGAAGCGAAGCGAAAATACGGGTCGCGGTCGTCAAATTCACCGTTGCGGGTCTGCCGGAGCAGGTCGTCCAGGCGTGAGCTGTCGAGCCCCTCGCCCCAGTTTGTGAGCCAGTCCGCGAGCTCGTCCATGGGCAGTAATTCCAGCTCGGTGAGCCCGCCGCTATAGCTGTTGATGCTGCCGACCAGCTCGAGCAGGTCGTCGTTGTCGCGCTCGGACAGAGCGCGGGCGATGCGTTCACGTTGTGTCATGGGTTGTTCTCCTCTCGTGTCGTGAGTCGGGTTGTGTGGGGTGGCTTCCCACGACGGCGCAGGCCTGCGCCGTTTCGGCCGGATGCCGTCCGGCTCTCGTCAGGTGGGGGGGTTGGGCTTGCTTCAGGCGTGCGCCGGGCGGGCGATGCCGTCGACGCCGTAGAAATCGCTCGGGCGGTTGCTCGCGGGCAGCGTCTCCGGCGCGGCGTCAGCGTCCAGCAGTCCGCGGGCGATCATGTAGTTCACGAGCTCCTTGTGGGGCTTGTACGCGGCCACGTCCGCCCATGTGCTCGCGGGGATGTCCGCCCAGTCGTGCGCCATGGCGTACTCGAACACGTTGCTCACGAGCTGGATCGCGGCGATGAGCGTGTCGCGCTTGAGCGTGCCGCGGAAAATGCGGATCTCGACGGTGGCGCTGTTCGTGACGTTCACGGCCGTGTAACGGTCGTTATGGTTGGAGCGATACGCCGGGACATGGGTGAATGCCCAGCTCGCGAGCCTCGAGCCGCTGCTCACGTGGCGGATGGCGTCGGGTGTCGTGCCCAGGCCGTTGATGGGCGCCCACTGCTCGAGGCAGGAGCGGCGGCGGCGCGAAAAGCGCGTGAGCTCGGCGGTGTAGAGCGCGAACAGCACTTGCACCTTGCGCGTTACGTCGTTGCGCTCGGCGTCCGTGCTGCCTAGCTGCGCGCGGCCGACATGGACGTGCAGGCCGGAGTTTGCGGCGTCGTGCGAGCGGAAACCCGCCTTCTCGCAGGTGCGCTGGATCTGTCGCCAGTGCATGGCGTACATGTGATGCGCCAGCGTGCCGGGGTGGGAGACGATTTCGACGCCGTTGGAGAGGCTGCCGTCGGACTTGCAGTAGGTGCGGCCGCCGGGGATCTCGTCGACGCGGTCGGACAGCTCGTAGGCGTCCATGCGGATGTTGCCGCCATCGTTGCGGGGCTCGCACTCGAGCTCGACGCCGAACGTCAGGTGCTCGCGGCTCTCGCGGTCGTTCTTGTAGCCGATTTCCGGCTCGGGCTTGTAGCTGTAATTGTGAATCATGGATTGTTCTCCTCTCGTGATGTGTGTTGGTTTGGTGTTCGCCGTGCACCCTCCGTGCTCGGCACGCTTGCATTAAAGCACTTTTCGTGCACCGTTGTCAAGCGAAAATGCACATTTTGTGCACTTTCGGCATTGTGCACAAGAAAATCGAGCACAAACTGTGCAAGTTTTTTCGGCGATGTCGTGGTATGTCATGGCCGCGGTGTGGTAGACTGTAGACATGAAATTATACAGAGCGTAATCATGGCGATTACGGAGAGGATAGGGTGAAGCAGATGTTTGTCAAGGGTGACACGGCCGGGCGCGCGGAGGCCGGGCGCAAGGGCGCAGCGCGCAGCGCAGAGGTGCGCAGGCGCAAGCGGGCGCTGCGCGAGGCCGCGCAGGCGCTGCTCTGGCACGGGTTGACCGCCAACGAGGCCGACGCCGCCGAGCAGTTGCGCGCCATGGGCGTGGACGATCCCACGGGCGCGGATGCGGTCATGCTCGCGCAGTTCGTGCGGGCGTGCGCGGGCGACACGGACGCGGCGCGCTTCGTGCGCGATACGGCGGGCGAGCGTCCTGGGACGGAGGTCAATATTCGGGCGCTGGCCGAGCAGCCCGCCGCCGATCTGGACCTCGCGGCGCTGTCGGACGCCGAGCTCGCCGAGCTCGCCGAGGCAAAACAGGCGGCTGCGCTGCCGGAGCGTTGCACCGACGTTGCACCTGCCGCCGAGACGATGCCCGCAAAGCCTTGATGCAGCAGGGTTTTCTGCACCGCGGGGTGGTAGTCTCCGGAGCTAATGCCCCGTGTTGCTATCGCGTTCGCGTGGGTATGTGCACGGCCGCATGAGCGGGCGGCGGGCGCGGGCATAATGCGCGGCGGGCGCGGGCGTTGAACGCTGGCGCTGCGCGCGGGGGGTACGCCCCTACGTGCGTGTGCGTATTGCGCCCGACCCATGCGCGTGCGTCACGCAGCGCCCCCGGGGGTGTGCCCCCGGGCGGGGGTGGGGGGTCGCCTCGAAGGAGGGGTCCCCATGCGCGAAAATTTGAGGGTAAAAAAGCGTTTTACAAGAACTACCAATTCGCCAAAACGGAGGTGTGCGGCGCGACGATGAGTGACTTCGACATAATTCAGGCGGAACGCGCGGCACGCGAATTGGCTCGCAGGCGTTACCGGAGCTATCTGCCGTATGTTCATGGGCAGACGTGGGTAAAGACGCGAATGAGCGAATTTCTGGCGGACCGGGTGCAGAGCTTCATCGAAGCGAAAACCGGGAACGCCTACGATATTCTGGTGATCGAAACACCTCCGCAGCACGGCAAGTCGCTGACGATTACGGAGTCGCTGCCGAGCTGGTATCTGGGGAAGTACCCGACCCGGCAAGTCATCTTGGCGAGCTACAACGACGATTTCGCCGAACGCTTCTGCCGGAAGAACAAGACGAAAATTCGCCAATTCGGCGATAAGCTGTTTCAGATTCGGATCGGAGAGATCGACCGCGCAACGGAGATCGAGCTCGACAACCACAAGGGCCGCCTGATTAGCAGAGGCATCCGATCCGGCATTACCGGCAACCCGGGCGATCTGATTATCATTGACGACCCGATCAAGTCCCGCGAGGAGGCCGATTCGGATACGTGGCGCGACAAGGTGTGGGCGGAGTGGCAGAACTCCATTAAGTCCCGTTTGTCGGCCGGTGCGAAGGTCGTTGTGATCATGACGCCCTGGCACGAGGACGATTTGGCGGCGCGTATTTTGGCGACTGAGCCAAACGCGACACTGCTCAGGCTACCGGTAGAGGCAGAGGAAAACGACCCGCTCGGGCGAGAGCCGGGAGCGCCGCTGTGCCCGGAGCTGGGCAAGAACGCGACGTGGCTGGCGGATTTTAAAGCGAGTTATCTGGCCGACCCAAAGGGCGGCGTGCGTGCGTGGACGGCGCTGTATCAATGCAAGCCCCGAGTAGAGGGCGGCAACCTGATCCAGCGGTCGTGGTGGCAGTATTTCGACCCGAAGGACATCACGTACTTCGGCACGGAGCTCATCAGCGTAGACGCGACGTTCAAAGGCCTCGACACGAGCGACTTTGTGGCGATCACGGTGTGGGGCAAGCTCGGCGCGAACTACTATTTGCGCTACTGCCTGAACCGAAAGATGTCATTCACGGACACGCTTCAGGCGATTCGTCTGGTGCAGGGGCTGTACCCGGCGGCGCGGCGTGTGCTGATCGAGGACAAGGCGAACGGTTCGGCGATCATTGATGTGCTGCAGCGCGAGATGTTCTGCATTCCGGTGAACCCGAAGGGCGGCAAGAAAGCGCGTGTGAATGCGGTGAGTCCGGCAATCGAGGCAGGACATGTGTTTCTGCCGATGGGGGCGCCGTGGCTGGATGAGTATATCGACCAGTGGAGCGCTTTCCCGGCCGGTGCGCACGACGACATGGTGGACAGCACGACGCAGGCATTGAGCTACATGGTGTATTCCTCCGGTGAGGCGACCCCGGCGCGACTGCCGGAAGAGGCGGAGGAGCAGCGGCGCGACGAGGAGTCCTTTTTGGATTCAGAGACGCTGTATGACGTGTACGGCGGCTACGAGTCGTGGTAACAGCAAGAGAATAAAAAAGCACCGACCCGGCGATTTGCTGGATCGGTGCTTTTGTTTGGCCACGTGGCCGAAAGGAGTATGGCTTTTGGTTTATATCATCTACGGTGCGGTTGGCGTTTTGCTCGGCCTGGCGATCTGTGCCGGGTGCGTATATCTCGGCTGGCGGGGGCACGCGAAGTTCGTGGAGCACACCCGCACGGCCGAGGCGAAGGAGCTCGGTGAACAGGAACGCGCGCGGCTGATTGAACAGCAGCAGGCGTTCCGATCCATGATGGATTACAGTACAGACGTCGCGTATGGCCTTGAGCCGGTAACGCCCGCCACGCAGGAGGAGTGATCGGCATGAGCGGTAAGGACAGCATTACACAGGCCTGGAGGTACTACGAGAACGGGCGGACATACAACAACAGTCTGTCCCCGAGCCAGTACGCGACGGTGAATACGAACATTGAATTCTTCATCGGAAATCAGTGGCGTAACCTGCCAAAAACGCGCGCTATGGCGTGCCTGCCGAAGCCGGTGTTCAACATCATCAAGCGCATTACGAGCCTGTTCGTGGCGTCTCTGACGGCCAGCGGTGTAGCGATCGTTTACGACCCGCTTCAGTATTACGACGGGACGAATCTGAGCGACCCGTCAACCGACGCTTCGGAGTACGCAACGGCGGAGGTTCGCAACTTGCTGGACAAGTTCAAGATGGAATACCGCATCCGTGAGGCGCTGTTTGACGGCGCGCAGACGGGTGATTACTGCGCACATTTCTACTGGGATCCGGACGCTGTGCCGTATGGCGGCGCGTTTGGCCCGTATCGTGGCGAGATTCAGATGGAGCTGGTGGACGGTATCAACGTTATGTTCGGCAATCCCAACACGCCGAATGTGGAAAAGCAGCCCTACATTCTGATTGTCGGCCGCGACACGGTGGCGTCCCTGCGAGAGGAGAAACGCCGCTATGATAAGCGCAACCCGCAGAAAAAGCAGGGCGCGGAGGCCAGCATCCAGGGTGATACGGAGTATTTCGAGCAGGCCGGTGTCGGCGGCAAGCATGAGCTGATTCAGTCTGACGACGGCCACGACAAGTGCCTGTTCCTTTATATGTACACCAAAAAGACGCACGAGGAAGACGTGGTTGACCCCAAGACCGGCGAGCCGATGAGGGAGACTGTTCGAGACGCAAACGGAGATCCGGTGCCGGAACGTGATGCGAAGGGCTTTCCGATTGTGGACGCGAACGGTCAGCCGGTATATAAGACCCGCACGATGCGGCGCTACGTTACGACCGTGCACGTTACGAAGGCGACGCGCAACTGCGTGATCTACGAGGATGTGGACACGGGGCTCTCCCGGTATCCGATCGCGTGGGGCAACTGGGAGCGGCAGAAAAACCAGTATCACGGCCGCGCGCTTGTGACCGGCATTATCCCAAACCAGATTTTCATCAACACCATGTTTGCGATGGTGATGCGCCATTTGCAGCTCATGGGATTCCCCAAGACCGTCTACAACCAGGATCTGATCGGCCAGTGGGACAACGAAATTGGGCAGGCAATCGGCGTGCGCGGGATGCAGCCCGGCCAGAACATCGGCCAGATTGCGACCACCCTGCAACCGGCCGACATGTCCAATCAGATTATTTATGCGATCGACAAGGCGATGGCGTACACCAAGGAGTGCCTGGGCGCGACAGACGTGCAGATGGGCGCTGTGAAGCCGGACAACACCTCCGCGCTGATGGTGCTCCAGTCCAATTCGGAGGTTCCGCTGGAGAACACGCGCGCCGGTATGTACGAGTGGATTTCGGACATCGGCGCGATCCTGCTGGATATGATGGGCACGTACTATGGCAAACGACCGCTGGTGCGAGACAAAGATTTTGACGAGCCGGTGACGGGCGCGGACGGTACGCCGATGATCGACCAGACGACCGGGCAGATGATTACGCAGAAGGTGACGCGCCGCGTTGCGGAGGAATTTGACTTTTCACAGTTCAAGCACTTGTGGTTCAACATTCGCGCGAGTGTTGGCGCGACGACCTACTTCTCGGAGATCGCGATGGTGCAGACGCTGGATAACCTGCGTCGAGACGGCACGCTGGATGTGATCGCGTATCTGGAGCGCATACCGGATAAGCTGATTCCGAAAAAGCAGGAGCTGATTCAGGAGCTGAAGAGGCAAGCACTTGCGGCGCAACAGGCGCCGGGCGCAGTCGCCGCATCGGCGGCAGCTCCGGTGACGATGGGCAGCGGGGCGGCGGATGCGCCGGGCGGCCCGTCGATGGGCGGGGCGCTGGACGCCGAGAAGACGATTCAGAACATGCCACAGAACATCCAGCAACGTTTCAGCGCGCTGCCGCAGAAGGCGCAGACCGCGCTGCTCAAGGTTCAGGGAGCGGAGTAATCCGCCCCTGGGCCTTTTTTCTTGCTCACAAGCCGCGATGGCGGTTTGAGATAAATTCTTTCTCACCATGAAAGGAGACACACATGGATACAAACAACGAAGCGACGAGCACCTATCTGGACGAGGACACCCCGATTCTGCCGGACGGCTGGGCAGACGGGGACGACCTTTTCACGGATTCCGATGACGCGGCCGAAGTCGACACGGCGGCAGAACCGGGAGCCACAGATACGGGCGTTGCAGAGAACGCTGCGGATACGGACGGGCTCCCCACCACGGAGTCGGGAGAGGATGCAGCGCAGGACGTCGAGACAGACACCGAGACGACCGATACCACGGAGTCGGGTGCGAGTCAGGCGGAGGAGACGATGCTCCGGTTTAAGGCCCTTGTGGATCACGAGGACATTGACGTGGAGCTGAAAGAATCCGAGCTACCGACACTCTATCAGAAAGCCCGCGTTACGGACAGAGTTCAGCGGCGGCTGGCGGAAATGACGCCCACGGTCGAAACGGCCGCGCGCCTGGCCCGCCAGATGGGGTATGACTCTCCGCAGGACATGCTGAACGCCGCCGCGCAGAACTACCACGACTCCGAGATCGAGAAGCTGACGTCCGAGGGTGTGCATCCCGAGGTCGCCCGTGACATCGTGGAGCGCCGGATGCAGGACGCTGCGGTTCCGGTGCAGCGCGTGGAGAGCAGCGAGCCCGCCGCACAGGCGGAGACCGCGGCTCAGCGGGACTATCAGGCGGAAGTGGAGGAGCTCTTGCAGGCGAGGCCGCAGCTCCGGGGGCAAGCGCTTCCGGATGCAGTGTCCAGAGCCGCGGTGGAGGGCGATAAGCGCCTGCTGCTGGCGTATCTGGACTATGAGGCGCAGCAGGCACAAGCCGAAAATGAACGACTCCGTAAGGAGAATGAAATTTACAAACAGAACGCAGCTACGGCTGCGCGTTCACCGGTACGGGGCGTTTCTGGCGGAGGGGCAACAGACCTGAAGCCGAGCGACCCGTTTTTGGATGGCTTCAATTCCTCTGACTGGTGACGCGCAAATGCCGCGGCTGCGGAATCATGAAAGGATGAATGATTATGGTAGGCGGCAAGAATCTCGCCTCTAAGTATAACACTTCCGTCGACGAGCGCTTCTCGCGCGAGTCCCAGGCTATGCTGGCACTGAATAACGACTACGAGTTCACCGGTGTGGACACCGTGAAGGTGTACTCCATCCCGGTTGTCCCGATGACCGACTACAAGCGTACCGGCGCCAACCGATACGGCACCCCGAACGACCTGACCCGCAACGTGCAGTCGCTTCAGGTCAAGCGCGACCGCGCGTTCAGCTTCATCATCGACAAGGGCGACAAGATCCAGTCCGAGATGGTGTCTGACGCCGGTAAAGCGCTGGCACGTCAGCTCCGTGAGGTCTGCGTGCCGGAGTTCGACACCTACGTGTTTGCTACTCTGGCCGCTTCCGCGACCGCGCACGGCAACTACGCCACCACGGCGATCACGAAGACCAATGCTTATGAGCAGTTCCTCAACGGCATGGAGGCGCTCGGCAACGCCAACGTCCCGGATCAGGGCCGCGTGTGCTTCTGCTCCTACCGCTTTGCGAACCTGATCAAGCAGGACAGCGCTTTTATGCGCTACGGCGACGCCACCCAGGACATGCTCGTCAAGGGCGTCATCGGTGAGGTCGACGGCTGCAAGATCGTGAAGGTTCCGTCGAGCAGACTGCCTGCGGGCTGCGCGTTTATCATCACGCACCAGGTTGCTGCGACGGCGCCGAAGCAGCTCGAGGACTATAAGATCCACGACAACCCTCCCGGAATCTCCGGTTGGCTCTGCGAAGGCCGCATGATTTATGACTGCTTTGTCCTCAACGAGAAGGCCAAGGCTGTCTACTATCACGGCTCCCAGGCTGTGCTGAAGATCCTGAATGTGGGTACGGCCGCAACGGATACCGGCAAGACCACCATCCTGGTTGAGCCGGGCACGATGGAGGGTAGCAAGCGTTACTACATGACCGCGGCGAAGGCCTCTGCGCTGACGGCGGTTACTTACGGTACCGCAATCACGACCTCTGATTGGACGGCCATGTCCGCGGCCACCGGCATGGAGATCACTCCGACCTCCGGCCATACGGTCGTGCGTGTGGTTGAGGTTGACGCCGACGATAAGCCGATCGCTGTTGGTGATGCCACCATCTATCTCGGCTAAGACTGAGGAGGAGCCCTTTTCGGAGGGCTCCTTTTGTGTGCCGGGTCCCAGTGGGCGCAGAAGAGATGGGGGCTTTTCCTCCTTGCCTTTGTCCTGCGCGGCGGTGGAACTCCGCCGCCCGGTTAAGTTTTATTGGAAACGGGGAATGTGCTTATGACTTACGGCGAAATCCGAGATCGCGCGCTGAAGCTGGTCAACCAGTATTCGCTGGCCGGGGAGCAGATCGCGGAGAGCTACAACAACCAGGCGGACTATGTGATGCGCGTCCCCGAGCTTGTGGATGACGCCCAGATGATAATCGCCTCCGGGCCGCGGCCCATTCGGGCATCAAAGGTGCTGGAGCGCAGCCAGGCGAAGGACTACGGCGAATTGCTGGAGTACCGACTGCCGGTTGACCTCATGCAGATCGCACCCGGCGGCCTTTTGGTGCTGGACGGCGAACGGTTTTATTACGAGAGCGGGTACGTGCAGCCGGACGACAAGCGAATTTTGCTGCCGCGAAGCATTACAGGCACGATCCGACTGGAGTATTACCGCCGTCCCCGGCAGATCACGCCGGATCAGGAGGATGCGGACGAACTGGACAACAGCCCCTTGACGCACAACGCGATCCCTTACTACGTCGCTGCGCACCTGGTGCTGCAGGATGACGCCTTTGCGTATTCCGCGCTGTATAACGAGTGGCAGAACCAGCTCAACGGTATGTACCAGCGCCCGCAGCCGCATCGTGGGCTGGTTCAGAACGCCTATGGGGACTTTTACAATGTGTGACCACGCGCGTGGTAGACAGGGTTAGAGAGGGGGCGCATTTTTATCGCACGCAGCTACTATGTGGATCTCAGCGGCCTGCCGGATCCGAAAAAGGAGTACACGCAGCGTTTTGAAAACCTATCGGGCGGGCTGAACCTGCGTGATTTGGATTATCTGCTGAAGCCGAACGAGAGTCCGGAGATGAAAAACCTGAACAGGCATGACGGCGTGCTCGCCTGCCGGGATGGTCAGACGCTTTTGTCGAAGTCTCGTGGGCAGGTGTATGCCTGCGCGGAAGAGCCGTTTCACGATCGGCTGGTGGTTCACTGCGGGGCCTCGCTCTATGCCGTGACCCCGAGCACCGGGTCGTGGATGCTTCTATTGCAGAACGTTGCGCAGGAGCGCGGGACGTTTTTCCGATATAACGAGTTTTTGATGTACAAGAACCGGGGCGGCTACTACAAGATCGCGTATCGGGAATCCGGCGATGGCCTTTTCGCGACGTCGATTTATTCGGACAAAAGCCGATCCGAGGCCTTTATCCCCGTGATTCAGCTAAATACGGACCCGAAGACCGGGGCGGGCGATCTGTACCAGCCGGAGAATCGGCTATCAGCCTACAAGAAGGTGCGCTTTAACGCCGTTGCGGGCGTGACCGAGTATCATCTCCCGGTACAGGCGATCGACGAGGTGCGTTCCGTTACGGTGTCGGGTGCACTGCAAGCCCCCGAGACGTATACAGTAAACGCCGGGGCCGGGGCAATTACCTTCGCCGAAGCGCCGACGGTATCGAACCCGCCGGAGAACAACACGGTGGAAATCTGCTATCGGAAGGAAAATCCGGACGCCTACAATAGCATCATGGACTGCGCATACGCGGCTGTTTTTGGCGGCAACCGAGATCTTTGTGTGGTGCTGGGCGGCTGCCCGGCGCAGCCGAACGCTTATTTCTGGTCCGGCAACACGCAGCTCGCGATGGATCCGACCTACTTCCCGATGAGCCATTACAATCTCGCGGGGGATGCGAGTGACGCAATTACGGGTTTTGGCAAGCAGCAGAATATGCTGATTATTCTTCAGGAGCATGCGGTCGGTCGGGCGACCTACGGTACGGAGAAGATCAATGAGCGTGAGCAGATCACGATGAACTATACGCGCATCAATAGCCGTATCGGCTGCGACCTTCCGTGGACGATTCAGTTGGTGGAGAACAACCTGGTGTTTTGTAATCGCCGGGATGGGGTGCATTTGATCCGCGACAGCTCGGCCGCCTACGAGAACAACATCGTCTGCATCAGCCGGAAAGTGAACGGCGATACATATCGCCACGGGCTGACGTGGGCACTGCGGCAGGCGGACGCCGATTTGGTCTGTTCGGTGGATACCGACCGGAAATATCTCGTGGTGTATCAGGGAGAGGCCTATGAGTGGGATTACACGTTGAGTGAGTACCAGAACCCGACGTGGTTTTACCATACGAACATCAAGGCCGTGTGTTTTGCACATCTGAGTGAGCAGCTCTGGGAGTTCAGCGCAAGTGCGTTGTACAGTTTTGAGCGCTCGTTTATGGACGATGGGGAAGCAATCAAAAAGGTGTACCGATTCCCAACGCAGCACTTCGGTTCTTACGATCGGTTGAAAACCGTGAAGAGTGTGGTGTTCTCTACGAGGGCGGACGCAAATACGCGCACGCGCATTACCTGGGGCTGTGACTACGGCACCCGGGAGGACACGAGCCCAATCATCGCTGACGCCTATCGGCTGGTGCCGCGTGACCTGAGCCGCCGCGCGCTGGGCGGTGGCCTGTACGCGCGGGTGGCGCGTCGCAAGCCGGGATACCACAATATCCACCACTTCACAATGACCCTTTCTAATGACGACGTCGGTAAGGATCTTTCGATCGTATCGGCGCAAATTTTTTATGTTTTTTGCGGGAGGACACGTTGATGGAAATTCCAAAACTGAAATTCACGAAGCTGTGGACGAATCACGATGACTTCCCCACGGTGGAGACACGGGAGGAGGTCGTCCGCAGTGATATGCAGTTGCTGTTCAACGAGATCCGGGACTACATCAACACGACTCTGTCCGGGGTGGTGTCTACGATCGGCGATACGCTGACGGCGCTGCAAGGCAAAGCCGGGGCGGGTCGAATCGGCTTTACGAGGACGGCAGCGATCGACCGGGACAATGTGCAGGATGCGATTGAGCGCGTTCAGGAGCAGCTCGTAAATGTGTCCCAGGGCGGCATCGCTGATGGGGCTGTAACGTCGGAAAAGGTTGCAGCGGGCGCGATCGGTACCGCGGCAATCGCGGATGCGGCCGTTACCTATGACAAAATCAAGGACAAAGCGGTCGGTAGTGCAAAGATGGCGGATAATGCGGTGTCCGCGAAAAAGATTGCATCGGACGCCGTGCAGGAACGCCATATCTTCGACGGATCGGTAACGCAGAGTAAGCTCGCCGCGGAGAGCGTTTCGTCGGCGAAGCTCGCGCCCAACGCCGTGACAAACGAGAAGGTCGGGGATAAAGCGCTTGTTGAGTCGCTTCCGGTTACGGCCTCGTCTGACGTCGCAGAAAGCGCAGTGACGATGCAGAGCTGCAAATTTATGTACGCGAAGGCGCTGGGCGTGGTGCTGTTTCAGGTGGAGCTGCGCGGCCTGTCGTCGGCAGAAATCACGGACGGCGTATCACTGACGCTTTCCGGACTGAGTAAACCACCGCTTGCGATGGTGAGCTGCGCGGCGCGCGTGCAGTACGTGTCAACGCAGGGGTATGCCGAGTATACGACGGCTCCGGCGATGTTGGTACCGGATGGTTACCTGACGATTCGTTTCCCGTCTGGCGTGGTGGCAAACACGAATGACAGTATCATGCTTTCTGGCTGGTATTTCTGCTGATGAGGTGATGATATGGCAGTTGTAATCAAACAGGGTGACGCTTACGGCATTCCGCTGGAAATCCAGCTCAACGGTGAAACACTGAGCGATGCGGATGTAGAAAAGGTGGAAGTGTTCGTGGGCGAGGGTATCCGAAAACTGTACCCTGGGCAAATCACATATAGCTCCGAAATCTCGTGCTTTGTCGTCCCCGTAACGCAGGAAGAAACATTCACGCTCCCCGAAAACGAGAGAATTCGCGTAGACGTGCGTGTGCAGTTTCCTGGCGGCATGGTGCTCGGCGTGATCGACGAACTGAAAGCGAAGGTCGCGGATGCTATCAGCGAAGAGGTGCTGTAAATGCCCGCGATCGTACCGGCGGACGGCCGGTTTTCACTGACGGTTCGCCTCGGCGGTGCTTTGCTGCAAGGCCCGCCTGGGCCTCCCGGTGTCGGTGTGCCACCAGGTGGAACGACCGGGCAGACGCTGACAAAGCTGTCCGACCGTGACTGGGACACGGGCTGGCTCACACCGGCCGGTGACGGCGGAAGCGGCGGAGGCACGGTGCAGAGCGTCAACTGGGTGCTGCCGGATAACGCCGGAAATGTGCAGCTTACGCCGAAAAACGTCGGCGCGGTGGACGAGGATGCAGAGCTGACGATCCTCGAGATCGTGGAAATGTGGAATAACGCTTAGGGGGAGAACTATGGCAGCAAAATATGCAGGGCAGAACGCCCTGAACAAGCTGATGCAGTTGGTGAAGACGGCGCTCAACAACAAGGCAGACAAGACGAACGCGACGACGAGTGCGGCGGGCCTGATGTCGGCGGCGGACAAGACGAAGCTCGACGGCATCGCGGCCGGTGGCGTGACCGTGGACACGGAGATGTCGAGCACATCTACCAACGCCGTGCAGAACAAGGTCGTGAAAAGCTACGTGGACACGAAGGTGTCCGGGCTACAGACGGCGTCGCAGGTGCAAGCGGCAATCAACAAAGCAATCGTCGGGGTGTACACGCCGCGCGGGTCGATCCAATTCGCAAATTTGCCACAGCCTCAAGAGGGGAATAAGGGTTATGTGTACAACGTTTTGGATGCGTTTACGACTACGGCGGCGTTTATTGAGGGCGCGGGGCACAGCTACGGCGCGGGCACAAACGTCGTGTGTGTGGACGCTGGCAGCGGCAGCTACAAGTGGGACGTGCTTGCAGGCATCATCGACCTGACGGAGCTGACTACGGACGAGGTGCAGACGCTCTGGGACTCCATCTGACGGGGGCAGACTTATGCAAACAAGCGGAAGTGCAGCGATTAAAAAGCTGATCCAGCTCGTCAAGGCGTCGCTGTCCGGCAAGATGGACAAGTCCGGCGGTACTTTTACGGGCAATGTCTCCGGCCAATGCTTTACCGGCACACGGCTGCAATCCACAGAGGCTACTGATCTGGGCAAAACGCCGGGCAAGATTGCTGTGCTGGATGATGCAGGCTGGGTGCACTACCGGACACCGGCGGAGCTGCTGGCTGACATCGGCGCAAGCGGCGGAGGCGGCGGAGGCGTAGACTATGTAACCGAGCAAGGCTTGACCGGAAAGTGGGTGTGGCGTAAATGGGCGTCCGGCATCGCCGAGATGTGGGCTACTTTCGACTCACCGTCGCTTGACATGACATCGCAGACATGGGGGCCGCTGTATACCGCATCGTGGATGGGCCTCGAGATAAACAAGAAAGCGCGTGAGTATCCGTTTGCTTTTCTCGAGAACCCAGTGGTGTCTGCGACGCCCACGGTTGGAAGTGGCAACATCTGGCTTGCCACGAACACCGAAAATGATATCGGCACAAGGTTGACGCACGCTCCGGCGTATCAGTGCGTGAGAGCATCCGACGTGGTCGTTAAAGCCCCACAGATCAGCTACTATGTCGTGGGGCGGTACAAGTAGGAGTGATGTTGAAAAATGGATCATGAACTGACAGCAAAATGGCATGCGCTGGACAAAGTGCGGGTTGGCCTGAAAGACGTCGCTGTTTTGCGCCCGAACCTTCGCGTGGCGGACGGCTACATCCAGTACAGCACGGACGGCGGCAGCACGTGGACAAACCTCATCGCCGTGGCTGAACTTAAAGGCGGCAAGGGCGACCCCGGCGCAAAGGGCGATCCCGGCGATAAAGGCGACACAGGAGCGCCGGGTACGAAGGGCGACACGGGCGCAACCGGCCCGCAAGGCCCGAAAGGCGATCCGGGCGAAAAAGGCGGTCCCGGCGCAACAGGCCCGGCTGGCCCGCAAGGCCCGAAAGGCGATCCGGGCGAAAAAGGCGATCCCGGCGCAACAGGCCCAGCTGGCCCGCGAGGCCCAGTTGGCGCTCCGGGCAAGGACGGCGCACCCGGCAATGATGGCGCGGATGGGAAACCGGGGGCTGCTGGTGCGGACGGCGTTACGCCGCACATCGGCGACAATGGAAACTGGTATCTTGGCGGCACGGACACTGGCAAGCCATCGCGCGGAGCAACCGGAGCACCGGGCAAAGACGGCGCAAAGGGCGACCCCGGCACTCCGGGCGCTGCCGGCCACACACCCGTTAAAGGCACGGATTACTGGACTGCGGCAGACAAGCAGGAGATCGTAACCGACGTGCTTGCGGCGCTCCCGGACGGCACGGAGGTGGCGTACTGA